GTGCCGTTGGCTTTGGAGTTGATTGAATCAGATCAATTGGCCGATGATCAATGGTCTGGCACGGCGGAAAATGGCAATGAGATCAGGATGGGGGTAGAGATTGATAAGTGGGGCCGACCCGTCGCTTACCACCTTTATGAAAAGCATCCGGGGGATTTTCAGTTTACCAGTTCGGTCGGACAACGGTTAATTAGGGTTCCAGCCAGCGAAATCATCCACCTGTTTATTTGCGATCGACCGGGGCAGACCCGTGGGGTTCCCTGGTTCCATAGTGCCTTGACTACTTTTCGGCACGTTGGGGGTTACACGGAGGCTGAGTTAGTGGCAGCCCGGGCGCAGGCGGCGGTGATGGGATTTATTACTACGCCGGACACGGATGTTTATGCTCCGGAAGAAATGGCCGGCCAGCGCGTGACCAGTTTGGAGCCGGGGGCGATCGAGGTTTTGAATCCGGGAGAATCTTTCGAGGGATTTGCCCCCACCCGTCCCAATCAGGGGTTTGATGCTTTTATCAGGATGATGCTGCGGGGGGTGGCGGCGGGGATTGGGCTATCCTATGAGGCTTTAAGTCGGGATTTCTCTAATACCAGTTACTCCTCGGCGCGAACGTCTTTGATGGATGAGAGGGATAATTATCGGGTGATTCAGTCGTGGTTAATCCGGCGATTGCACAAAAGAATTTACAAAAAATGGTTAGATTTGGCGGTTTTGTCGGGTTCTTTAAAAATTGGTGATTATGAATTGAACCGGCGATTTTATCAAAAGGCTAAGTTTACGCCCCGAGGGTGGCAATGGGTTGATCCACAAAATGAAATCGCTGCCAATAAAGAGGGGGTCAAGGCGGGGTTTGTGTCGATCACGGATGTGGTGGCGCAGCAGGGCTTAGATGTGGAGGATGTGCTGCAGGAACAAAAGCGAATTCTTGATCTAGCTAAAGATTTGGGCTTGAGCTTGGATGTACTGGCAGAAGGGGGTGAGCAGGAGTCATCCCCTCCGGCAGAGGGGATGACTCCTATTCGTATCATGCCAGAACAGCAAAGAAGTGAAGATTTTATACTAGGAGATTACACCGTGACAAGTTTACTTGAATATCGATCTTTACGGCAAATGGGCGTGGATGTCTTTTTTGATATTCTGCCAGGACTGACCCGCACTTTTAGTCCACGAAAAAGGGCAAAAAATTGCAAAAAAGGCATTGCTTGTGGGAATACCTGTATTGCTAAGAATAGAGTCTGCAAACAGAATTTATCTCCAGCAGTAGCCGCGCAAGTACCACCAGCTAAAGCGAAAACTAAAAAAGCGGCGGGGGGTGCAACTACTGCCCCGGCTGCTCCTGCTGCACCATCAGCCCCCGCCCCCGCCCCCGCAGCTCCGGCTACTCCGGCTACTCCTCAAACAACAGTCTCAAAGGGGGCTGATCCTTTTGCACAATTAGCTTTAATGGATTACCAAAAACAGGCAAAGGCTTTGCAAAGACAAGTCATTCCTGGTTCAGACGAGGAAAGTCTGCTTAAAGCTTCGGAGGCATCTTGGTCTGAAATTAAAAAAGCAAATAAAGCTGGTAAAGATGTAGTCTTTTTGAAAGATAAAAATGGTGAGATATTAGCAGCAGCTTCTTTAAAAGAAAAAACCGAAGCTGGAATAACTGCAACTTATGTCGATTATATTGCTGTAGCCCCTAGTAATTTGCCGATTTCAGCTAACACTAACAGAAGAGTTCTTGGAGCGGGTAGAGAATTACTCGATCAGATTATTGCAGATGCTCATTCTCAAGGAAAAAAGGTGGCTGTAGGAGGATTTGATGAGCCTGGATTAGTTGATTATTTTGAAAAAGCAGGTTTTTCTGATTCGGGAAAAGTCGATAAAAAATACCAATCGCCAATTTTTGTTACTGATCCTCAAAAGCCAATTACTCTTAAACCTGCCACATTCGCATCGCCTGCGTCTCAACCAGCATCGGCATCAGCCGCTGCTTCTGCCTCACCCCAAAAAACAACGCCCGCGCCAGCACAAAGTAACGCGGCTTCATCAGCCACAGTAACAACTAACCAAGCGGAATTAGACAAAAAACGCAACAATCTAACTAAACGCTTTGGCAAGCAATTGGTGGAAAAAGCCGAAGCTAATGTTAAGCAAATTTTAGACGATCCAGACAATGATATTTATGTTCGCGTTGGTAGTACTGATACTTTAGAAAAGATTTTAGGAAATCGCTTTTTAACCAGTGCTGAATTAAATATTACTCAGCATAAAGTACCTTTTTTAAGCGACGATTATCAAACGGCGCGAAATCGAGTTGAGCAAAAAGTTTTAGGAGTAGATTTAAACACTGATCCTGCTAACCGCCCAATTTATGGATATATGGGCGGGTCTGATCTTAATGGCAACTCCCATAATTCAGGGGCGCAAGATTACGGGTCAATCGTGGTTAAATTAAAGCCAGAAACTAAAAACCGCGCTACTTTTACAGGGTCTGATTCTTTTAAATCGGGTATTGCTTCTGAGGTTGTTAGCGCAGATAATCCACCGCCGCCTAATGCGGCTTCTTTAGTTTCAACTACTCGGCACGGATACGATAAAGATTCTTTGCCTAGTGGGTATCCTGCTTTTTATAAAAGCAAAGCTGGGGAAAAAGACCAACTAACAAAAGCTGCGGATGCTAAAAATATTGATGATTTAGTAAATCATCTTTCTCCCACTGGAGCTAAATATATTGAGACACAGATACACGGTGGCGTAAAACCGAGCGACATTGCAGAACTAAGATTTGAGAGCAACAAAGCGAAACCGACACCAGCGATCGGGCAATTGGCTAAAGCCAATGGCATTGATTTAATTGTTGATGGTAAAAAACTAAGTTCTAAGCAATTAGATAAACTAATTGGGGGTAACGTTACTCCTACAGCAAAAACTGGTTATAAGCCAAAAATGTCAAGGAAAGAGGCTGACGCTTACACAGCAAATAGCGTTTATGCCAATAGAGTTTTTTACCACGGAACAAGTGACGCGGGTGCTAAATCTATTACAACGGACGGGGTTGACCCTTTGCGGACATCTACTTCTTTTTACGGAAAAGGATTTTACACGAGTACTGATAAAAGTACCGCCAGTTCGTATTCTACTGGTGCTATAGTAGGAATGAAGCTTGATGTTAAAAAGCCTTTAGTTGTTTACGATCAATTGGATTTGAAACGACAAATGGCGAAAATGGGAGTCAAAAACGTAAGCCCAGGGGGCAATCAAACGGATAAGGTAGCGACACAAATGCGAGAAACTTTGTTAAAAAATGGCTATGATGCGATCGAAGTTCAAGCGTATTCTTACTTTATTCCCTTGAAACAAGAGTCTGTGGCAGTATTTGAAGTGAAAGTAGATAAATGGAAGCCATAATCGCTTATTATCGTTGTGAATAAAATAAAAAGGAGGTTTTATGATTTGGTACGGATGTAGTTATTGTGCTAATTTAGACAAAAAAAGTCTTGGTAAATGCGCTTTTTTGACAGGTAAATTAGAAATTTTGCCAGTAAGCATTGCTAGTGGGCAAATGCACCACGTCAAAAAGTGGACAGATCAAGAGACTGACTTAGTTTTTTCTTTGGCTGATGGTTTTAAGGAAATTGAGATTATTATCACTAATAAAGAGGATTTCCCTGAAGGTATTTTTTGGGAGCAGCAGGATTTTGAGACGATTGGGTTTTTTGGCTCGGAAGTTTTGATTTTAGTGGGGTACGAGTCAGAAAATGAAGGAGCGTTAGTGATTAAGTGGGAATCGCCACATGTCAAGGGTGATTTACTGTCGCTTTATTCGGATTACGAAAGATTAAACGACGAATTTATTGAAATGCTCAAGGAAGATCAGGAAGAACTAGACAAGAAACCCGATAAACTAGAAGTTCGTGCGCTTTCTTTAAATTCCTTACTTAATCACAGTCCTATGGACGTAATACTACAAAATTATCACGGAGAAGACGATGAATGAAGCACAGCAAGCCGTATTACCTATAATTGAATCGGTTTACACCGATGGAGTTGATGCAATTGGTGAGCCGTCTTTATCTGATGATGAAAGGTTTATCATTGTCCAGTTTCAGGACGGAGAAAAGCTTTTAGAGGCTAAAATTAGTGATACGGATATCGAGATTAAGATGCTTAATCCTGAGCAATCGGATTGAGTTTGAGGGCAAAATAGATATTTATTTATCAGTCTGCCCGTGAGAACTATAGAAATTCCTAAATCGCTAATCCGTTCATTGCCGATGGAGGTGATGAAAACGGGTGATAATACTATTTTTAGTTTTTCCTCTGAATACCCAGTAGATCGGGGGTGGGGGGTGGAGATTTTAGATCACGCTCCCAGTTCGGTCGATTTATCACGAATGGACACGGCCAATCTGCTGTTAAATCACGATCGCTCGATTATTTTGGGAGCGATCGAACGGGCTTGGATTGATTCAGTTCAAAAAAAGGGTTACTGCAAAATCCGCTGGTCAAGTCGCCTGGAGGTGCAAGGCTATAAAGAGGACGTAGCTAACGGCATTATCAGAAATGTCTCTTTTGGGTACAACGTCTTGAAAACAGTACCTTTAAGCGACAAGGGTAGTTATCGAGTTACTCAGTGGCAACCTTTTGAGGTGTCGTTAGTGTCCGTTCCGGCTGATTATACGGTGGGTTTTGGCCGCGCCAAAGGGTTCGAGGGTACGATTTCTTTAAATGTTGAGGGTTGCAATATGTCGTTAAGAGATGCA